GGATTGTAGTGTGACATGCGATCCCGCCGCTACCGATGCGAGCGAACCGCTGGCACCGGAGATGGTCACATCGCCAAGCGTCGCGTGCGTAACCGAATATTGCAGAGTCGAGGCAGTGCCATCATTAGCCGTCACGCACTCGGACCAAAGGCCTACGATCTCAATCGGTCCACCAGCAACCGTAAAGATGGTATCTCCGTTTACCATTACAGCCGTAGCGGATAACGCTACTCTCTCTTGAACAGATAACGTACCTGCGGTAACGGCATTTAAAACGCCCTTTAGGTAGCCCATCAATGATTTCGTTGTGGTGACTGCGCCAACTGCCGCGTCGGTCTTGTTGCCGATAACGTCGCGCTCATTAGTGTTGGTGGTTGCATCGGCTGTAGGGACCGTATAAAGAGCAGGAAGAGTTGTGCCTGTATCCTCCAGAATGCCCTTTGTGTATGCCATCAGGGTTTTGGTTGTGGTCCCTGTTCCAACCGCTGCATCCGTCTTGTTACCGACGACATCTCGCATTGTGGTGTTGGTGGCTGCATCGGCTGTGGGAACATCATGATATCCGTCAATGACGTCAATCTTGCCTTCAAGACCAGTAGCCAAGGCTGTACCTATCGGCTCACCAGCGTAACCATCGGTCGAGAAGCCTTCACAGTCTGCGCCCCAACTCATCTTGCCGACGTTGGAAACGAAGGTTGTTCCGCTTGCTACACGGCACTTCACATTCTCTGCAACACCCGTCATGTTGGCATCGCCAACGATACACGGAGAGGGATCGGTATCGGTATTAACAAGCGTGATGTTCTTCATGCGCATGTTAAGCCATTCATCGGTATCACATTCAATATTTCCTGCGTTGAACGCGCCAAAGATGTCGATGTCGAAAAGTTCCGCATCATCAACACCGTTGAGTTGAATATGAGATTCTTTCTCCGTTCCCGCCTCTGTGCCTTTGTAGTATTTCCAACCGTGAATTTTGAGGCGCACAGCGGCAGAGGTAGCCACGATACAATCAGTTGTATCAATGGCCGTGCCGTCGTGGTACTCTCCATTGATGATCTTGAAGTCTGCTGCGTTGACATCAATGGGACCAGTTAATGCATCAATACCGGCTACAAACTTCGGATTAACTAATGTGATGCTTGCAGCGTCAATATCCATATCCGCTGATACATCCGTGGTAAAGGTAACGTATGCCTTATTCGCTCCTTCACCTAAAAAGACGATGGTAATACCGGCAACATCAAGGTCAAGACCACCAGCGCCGATTACAGTTTCAACGTGACCTTCTTTAACAAAAATCACATCTCCATTAGAAGCAGTACATCTCCCAACGGCATAGTCGATGGTTCTGAAAGGCATATCGAATGAGCCAGAGGAAGTATTGTCGCTGGCAGACGAGTTGCCTGAATCAACCCAATAAACATTCCCCGTAAACGACAAACCGCCGTAACCAGGAATTACCGGAACTCCAAAACTGGAAATTCCATGTGGAAAAGGTGTTAAACCCATTTTGATTCTCCTTATTCTAGGCACATCTCCCTGTCATTGCCCCGTCATGAGATGCGTAGGATGAATTGCACTCCTAATTACCCGAAGAAAGAAGCGGGGTGCTTTTACGGGTTACACCCCGCCCCTTGTTAAATTAACTGACGAGATGCCCGTAGATTGATCTCCAATCGGAGCAACCAACGCCGTAGCGCATATAGACGGACCATTTAGCTACTAACGTGTCGAAGTCACGGTCATAGTTAAATTCCGGCTTAATGCGGTCACACCAGATAAAGCACTCTTTCATCAGGCTTGAATCGAGCATGAACCAGTTGTTTGAGTCTGTAAGTCGATCCCAAATAACCAGCTTGTATTTGCCCTGATGGAAGTTTCTGTTGTTTTCTGCGGTGTCAACCTTTCCGGTAGAGTTGATGATTTCCCATGCCACTTCTTCATTGGCGACGGTGCAAAGAATTGTGTCGTAATTGACCATTGCCAATTCTCCACGGTCGTTGAAGATGGAAGTGTGGGCCAGTCTGCGGGTCGCTTCTACCGACGTAGGAGATAAAGCCGACGTTCCGGCATTGTCCTGTGTGGTGGCGTCATCCGGTGAATAGGGGTGCGAAGATGAACAAATCGCAACTCCATCCGCGCCAATGGTCGTGTCGGTAAAGGCACTATTGAAGGGAGCCGCGCCGGATTTCTCTCTCGTCCGTGCAATCGAAGTCGCAAGACCAGCGGGGCGTTTGTCCATGATACCGTAAAGGTCATCGTCATACAGCTTTCGCTCAACCTTGATTCCCAACGCCTTCTCGGGGAAGGTGATGGTTTTGTCGTAGAGTTGAGATGGACTGTCGTAGGTGATCTTTCCGTCGAAATCAGCCACATCAGCCAGAGCGCCGATACCGCTTACGCGATAGTCTGCACCTTTGGAGATTTTCTGGACTCCGTACAAAAATGGAACCATAGACTCTTTGATGTTTTCTTTGTAACGAGCTTCGTAGATTTTGGAAAACCTCGCGTCAAGGAGGTCGCCAAAATTCTCGCTTATCGCAATTCCTCTAGGCATAGTTCATTCCTCCTTTAAGCCAGTGTATGCGTGCTGCCAAAATAGGCAGAACTCATCGCGCATTCATGGAAGAAACGCGCATTCTCAATCTTGATTGCGTCGTGCTTCGTGGGGTCAAGTCTCTGCATGGGGAAGCCAGGGGCTTTCATCCAGAAGTCAATTCCCTTGAAGCGGTTGTCTCTCGTAGCCAAAATAGCCTCGCTCTTGATGTCCGTGTAAGTGGCATTAAGATCGAACGAGTAATCAAAGGCGGGTTGAATAATGAGGCACTTGTCTGTCACGGCAACAGCGTTGGCCACAGCGGTTCGCAGAGTAGCGATGCCGTTGCTTGTAGCCGCAGCGGAATCTAAAATGTAATGGAGGTAACCAGCGTTGCTTCCATCGACAAAATAAATCCAACCGCCATTCAAGCTGTCAGCCGTACCAGGGTTGGGGGAAGTTGTTGAGGCCGTTCCAGCCGCAGCAATAACAAAACCTGTATCGGTATTGTCCGCTGCTGCTCTGTCTTTCTGAACGTACTCTAAAAGGTAAACCGCGTGTGGATTGACGAGAATTTTCTTTCTCGCAAAAGTTCCGGTTGCAGCCGCCGTATCGGGAAGATAAGTATCTCCTGAAGCCGCTACTTCTTCACAGATTATGCCGACAACATTTTCACCGACTGTTGCGTTATCCGCTAAACAAATGAAACGACCGTGGTCTATGTCGTCAAAATCTGTCAGCTTTACGAAAGCACCGTCATAGACTTTCGTATCGCCGTCAGCAGCGAGTTCTTCATTGAAGATCAAATCTTTGATGACAGGCTCGGAACCGCATAAATCGTAAAAAAATTGAGCCATGTGTAATCTCCTTTATTGTTGCCAATTTTTAAAATTTTTGGTCCCACAATAGGGACAGCCCGAAACAACCGTAGGGTCGTCGGGACAAGTCGTTGCCGTGTGGGTTACTGCGACATAGATCAGGCCGCTACCGTCGCCGGTTTTGTCCCTGTCGGTGTTACAGGGGAAACCGCAGCGTTTGCAGCGTGTAAAACTAGTGTCCTCGTTTCCCGATGGAGTGTGATGCCTCAAAAGGGTACGCTCCTTAAATTCCGTACTGCTTTCTAATGGATGGGTGAAGTGCTTTGCGGAACTCCGCTTCGTCCTTCACAATGCCGTCTGCGATGTCTCGCTCCAATGCCTCTTTGAATTGAGGGGGGAGTGGGTTCAATCGCGCCGATCTCTGAGGCGGTCTGCCACCTTCAACGAAATCGAGGTTGTGTTCATCAACGTCGGATTTCTTTTTGCCCTGAAGGTGATTCGCTTTCGCTTTATAGAAAGCGTGTTCAGCCGACTCTTTGGGGCCGTAGCCCTGTTGTAAAAGTTTCTCTGCTTCCTTTTGGGCAGCAGGATAAATATCCTTGTAGTACTCGTCTTCCTGAAAGCCTGTGAGTTCCCTAGTTAATTGGGTCTTCTGGTTTTCACTCAGAATGTTCTTTGACTTCTCGTAGACTGTCATCATTTCGTTGAAGGCTCCCATCGGATCGCCTGAAAAGAAACGGTCCGAAACTCTGGTGTTGAAATCCTTCAAGAAGTCCTGTGGGTCTGGTTGTGACATTGGTGCTTGCCGAAGGTTCTGAATTTCCGGCAATACAGATTCCTCTAACTGTTTCTTGATCAACCTCCCCATTTCCGATCTGATGGTTTGTAGTTCTTTTTCTGAAAACGTCCTCTCTTGTGGTTCTGTCTTTTGCGGCTCGTCCTGTGGGTCCGGTGTGGCTGCGGGAGCGTCCTGGACATTAGGTTCGTCTGACATTAAATTTTCTCCTTTCAAGTTAATAAAAAAAGCCCACGCACCCTTGATAGGGTCAACGTGGGCTTCAGTTTTCTGAGTGTCCCGATTATTTAGTTTTCAGTTAAGACTTGTTCTGCTTCTACTAATAACTCTAAATACTTTCTCGTATCTCTCACAATCATACAGGCCGGGCAGTTGCAAAGGCTCTGCGGGGGGATGGCGAGCAAGGCCGCGATGTCCTGCTTGACTTTCTTCTGCCACTCATCAAATAGTACACTCCCTGGTCCTTTCACAAAGTTCTTAAACTTGGTCGCCCTCTCCTGCTTTTTAGCCCTGTGCCAGACCGTGTTTTCCGGTTTATTGGGGTCCGGTATCTGTTCGTATTCTTCACCGTAAAGCACTCGCCAATAAGTGGCGGCTATTGCCTTTTCGCTCACTGCATCAATCCTTGTGGGTTATAGGTTTTCTGTCTGACCTGTTTTTCCTCTCCGCTCATTTCAACATTGTTCTGGTTGGAAGGGCCGCCCATCATTTGTTTTAACATCTGAAGCTGACCACCTTCACCCTGCGGTTCAAAGTATTCCTCATCGAACATCGCAGCCTCTTTAGGCATATTCCTGTTCCTCAGGATATTCGCCCATAGAGAGTTTAGGATTTTGGGAGTATTCGGATTGTTTACCGAACTGAAGATTTGAATCAACTGAATGTCCTGTGTCGTCTCGATTTCCTTCTGGTACTCTAATTTAACCGAAGATGCGGCAGGCTTGTATTTGTAGATTTCTTCCCAATCGGAAAATTTGAACGGTTCGCCTAGAATAGCCTGGAAAGTTAGAGGATGGGCAAACTTCTTGGCAAACATAACATCCATCTGCGCGGAAGGGATTAAGCCGGTCTGCTCGATCATCTTAACGATAAAATCCAACTTCCCCGCCGAATACTGTGCGTTCAATACATTGGTCGTAGCCGCTTTCTCCTTCGCCCCACCCTGCATGGGAGGGGTTACGGCTGAAGTCAACTCGATTTCTGTATTGAACATCACATGAGATTGCCAGGGGTCTCTCTGCACTGCATCGGGGGGCTTGAAGTAAATGGACTCTTGCGGATTACCACCCACCAGCCATCTCTGCCTTGGGGCATACTGCATGGTGTCCCAATCCCAAAGGGCGAACTTGTTGACGATAACGGGGGGCATTAATTCCTGCCATATTTTATCGAACATAGCATTGATGTTGTCATTGAGAGCCGTCTGCATATCCATCACCGGCTCAATCATGCCCTCAGACTGCCATCTTTCCTCGTCGAAATAGATATGGATATCTATATAGTTTTTGACTTCGTATTCGTTAAGGTCAAATCTGACCAGTTGCGTTTCCTTCCCGCACTTCCCTACGGTGACGACCATTTCCTTGAATACTACTTCATCTTCGTCTTCCGGTTGGAGGTCTAGTGCCGCAACCCATTTGCCGTCTAATTTCTGCTTCCATACCGGATAAAGCCCTACTCTCTCGTAGAGTTCGACTTCCTTATAAATGTCCGACTTGGGTTTTTCATCCTGCCCATCTTTGGAGGTCATGGGGGAGTGGTCATCGTCTATTTCGTGTGCGCCGCCAAACTCCGTGAACTTATCCAAGTTCATGTACTTTATTTTGGACCGCTTTAAAGAATCTATGTCCTCTACGGAACGGTGGATTATGAATCTGCCTTGCCTTATGCTTTGCCCAGGTTTAAGTAGCCAATCCACAACCACATCACGGTTATTACACACCACGTTATGAGGCCAATCTTCGATAGGAATAGCCTGAGTGACCTTTTTTGTATATGGTTGGGTCTGGCTAGAACCATCCTCAGAAACCGATAACGGGACTTCATAGCTTACCTCTTGCGTCATTTTCTGTAATTTCTGATGCCAACCCTTTTTTAGAATCCCTACGCCATTTAAGAGTGACCTCAATAGCCACATGACCATAATTAGAAAAAAGGTCGTATGCTGCTTATCAACGGGACTCTGTAAGGTGTGCCAGAACTCTAGAATCTGCTCTCTCTGCCACGCCCCTTTTTTGTCGAACGAACCGACTCCAATAATGGGCGATGCCCCGAATATCTTTTGAGTCAAGTAAGGGATGGCCGTCCAGATTGTTTGAAAGACCTTGTTGATAACGATGTTGGATTCCCAATCGTAATTCTTCTTTGGTCTTTCCCCTCTAATCATGGAGTAGATGTCTTCATAGAGGTTGTTAAGGTCGGTGCAATACGTCTGGCCCTTTTCCCACTCATCCAAGACCTGTTCGCAAACAGCCTCTTGCCAATCGTAGATTTCAACGGGTTCTTCGTTTGCCTGCTCGTTGTAGTCGTTCATCGTCGCCTACTTCTTGGTTTCGTAATTATTGATGGTTGTTACCCCGCCCTTGAAGAAATTGGCTTGGACATACCCCACCTTCTTTGAGTCGATATACGCTATGCAATCATCCACAATCTGCTGTATCTTCAACATCTGTGTCTGGTTTAGTTCACTCTTTACATCCAGGGCTATCTTCATCGGTTTGCACTCGCCATATTCTGTCTTGTGAAGTGAGAAGCGTGAGTTAATCTTACGTCCTTAAACAGACATTCCAAAACCATACAATCGTGAGAATACTTCTGCGAGGGGGTCGCCTTCTG